ACAGACCGTGACGGGACAATGCACATATTTTTTGGAGACCTAGCGTAGTGAGGATAGCATAATGGCACTTGGAAAAATCAAAGCGGATACGCTAGAACACAGCACCGCTGGCTCACTTGATACAAGTTACGTTGTTAATGGTAGTTTAAAAAGCTGGGGCGTAATTAGCGGTGACGGTACTACCGTAAATGACAGTCTAAACGCAAGTTCATTTACCGACACAAGCACTGGTCAAGGTTACTTGAACTTTGCTAGTAGCATGGTATCAGCAAATTACCTTCAAATAAATTTTAATCAATGGACAGATTTTGATACAGGAAACGGAGCGTATGCTGTCAACAAAGGCAACACAGAAACTTCTAGATGTCGCAGTTTACACTACGAAAATAAAACACTTACTGACCCGCAGAATAGGCATATTATGGTTGTAGGAGACCTTGCATAATGAACACACCTGAGTTTCAAGGCACCCACCTATGGGACAGACTATGCTGGGCTAAAGAAAACCTAGAGCCACATCAGTCTGACTACCGTGTAGTGTATGAAGACAGCGTAGATGAATGCGCAAAGATACTTGTGCCTGATCCTAACTGGATGGCGTGTGCATTGCAGGGCGGCATCTTACCACCTGTCGAAGTTTACTGGATGCTGGCCCAGGACGAGGCGCAACCTGATTTTAAAAAGCATACTCGTGGCTATCTGCTACACAATAGCAAGCCCATTGAGGCCATGACAGAAGAGCAGGCCATCGAGTATTTAATTATGAAGGACGTACCACAATCTGTGTGGCGCGACTATGATAGCGGTAATAAGCCAAAGATGGTAATATGCCGTAAGGAACAGCTTCCGGGCACTCGTGAGTGGCGCAATGCTTGGAAAATTAGTGAAGATATTAAAGCCACAGAACAAGCTGCCTAAAGGAGATACTAATGGCAACAACATACATCGTAGATAAGGACGGCAACCAAGCAGACGCATCTGCCGTTACTAAACCTGCTGACCGTCACTTCCGTGGTGCGTGGTCATTAAGCGGTTCAGTCATATCAGAGGATATGGATGTGGCTAAAGAAATCTTTAGGGATAAGGTTCGCGCAGTTCGCGCACCATTGCTTGATGCAGAAGACGTAGTGTACATGAAGGCACTTGAAGCTGATGACGCAGATGCAAAGGCAGCATCAGTAACTAAGAAAGCGGCTCTTCGTGATGCACCAGCGGCATCCGCTATTAATGCGGCATCCGACATTGCGGCACTCAAGGCGGCTTGGGATACAGACGTACTAGGAGATAGCCCTTACGCATAAGCGTAGGGGTAATCCCGTTATTGGAGATATGTAGATGGCGTTGACTAAAGTACAAGCAGAGGGTGTCAACTTAGGTGATAACTTTGCGTTTACTGGTGATGTTACAGGGGTAGGCGGAACAAGCCCTGCGTTTTGTGTAACTAGAAATAGTACCCAAACTTCTAACAGTGGGATTGCTACTCTTGTGCAATGGAACGTTGAGATTTACGACTCCGATGGTAAATTTGCAAACAACAAATTTACGCCTACGGAGGCTGGTTACTATTATCTTTTTGCACAGGTCAATAATAACAATCTCTATAATCAATCCGAATTAAATATCTGGATTAGAAAAAACGGCTCTACCATAATGCGTGGGGCAGTAGCTGGCAATAACTCTACATCAAACAGAGATTACACAATTAACTGTTCTGTAATTAACGTAGCTGATTCTGATGATTACTTCGAAGTTTATGCCGAGCAACAACTAGCAAACGGGCAAACGATAGCCAGTGCAGACCGTTGTGTATTTTTAGGATATAAGGTGGGATAGTATGACATATCAAAGAGCGATTCACGAACTGCATAGTAATGTCCACACCTGTTTTGGCGATGCCCCTGACGTTGTGGCGTATGACATTAATGGCAATGTTGTTACCTTTGACGCTGACGCTGTTACAACTAAAGCGGCAGAGATTTTAACCGCAGATAATCTGCACTGGTTACGTTTTGAGCGCAACATTCTGTTGGCTGAAACAGACTACTGGAACGCATCTGACACACCAGACATGTCTGCTGAACAGATAGCATATCGGCAGGCATTACGAGACATCACAGAAACATACACATCGCTTGATGATGTTGTATGGCCTGTAAAGCCATAAGGAAGAACGATGCCCTATATAGGTAAATCCCCACAGAACGGTGTTCGTAACCGCTTCGTATATCAGGCTACCTCTGGGCAGACTAGCTTCAGTGGCAGTGACCAAGATGCGAAGGTACTAACATATCAAGACAGCCTGTACATGGACGTGTTCCAGAACGGGGTGCTATTAAAACCCGGCACAGACTATACCGCAACGACAGGCACAACAGTCGTGCTGGTCACAGGTGCCTCACTTAACGATGTGGTTGAGATGGTGGCATATGATGTATTTAGCGTTGCCAACAGCTACACACAGTCGCAGAGTGACACACGCTACCCGTTCAAGGGCAACAACAGTATCGTCCGCTTGAATGGTCAGAGTATCACAGCCGACATTACGATTGATGCTGACGAGAACGGTGTGTCTGCTGGGCCTATTACACAGGACAATGCGACTGTCACTGTTAATGGATATTGGAGTATCGTATGACCAGTCAGTTAAATGTAGATACTATTGTAGATAAGCAGGGCACAGGTGGCTCTAACGTCAAGATGGCTAATACGTCTACCTATGTATCAGATGGTGGTGCTGTTTCCCAGAATACTGTACAGGGGCTGGCTAAGTCTTGGGTTGATGTAGAAGGAAGCACTGGAACACCTTCAATAAATGACAGTATTAATGTTGCTAGTTTAACAGACGGTGGTACTGGTGATACGGAAGTAAACATGTCAAATTCAACGGCATCAACAAACGTAGCTACGGCTGGCTTAGGACAGAGCCATACAAGAAATTTTGTGACTGGTGCAGGTGCAACTCCAACGACTTCTAAGTACTCCTTGTTCGCTTACAGAGAGTCTTCTGGTTCGGCAGACAGTGATGTAGCAGGCGTTTTATTTGGAGACCTAGCATAATGGCAAGCGTACTTAAAGTAGATGAGATTCAAAGCACTTCGGGCAGTGGGGTTCTTCAGCCAACTAAACCAATGTTTCAAGTCGTCAAGACAGGCACTGACCAATCAATCGCTAATGTTACTGCTACTAAAATTAATTGGACAACAGCAGTAACAGATGTTGGTGGTCACTTTTCTATTGCTGATAACGAATACGTTATTCCTGTTTCGGGTATGTACCAACTTAACCTTACTGCAAGAGGCACTGCTAGCCCTACTAATACCATGGATAGCATTATAAGTTATCTTTACGTCAACGATGTTTATACAAAAACTTTTAACCAGCTAAATCTGCAAAATAACCAGCTTAGTAATAGCCATGTAAGTGGGTCGTTAGCTATATATCTCAATGCTACTGATAGGGTTAGCTTTTGGCTTAGAGTATCAGGCACCAGCCCGACCATAGGCGCTGACTCAAGAATGACTTTTTGTAGCGGTTTTCTAATAGGATAAAAACATGGCAAGCGAACTTAGAGTAAATTCCATTAAGAACACTGACGGCACTGCGGCTATGACAATCGACAGCGGTGGCAATATTTCTGAGGCAAACAAAGAATACTTTTTAGTGCGTCTTACTAGCACAATAACTGGCCTTTCTGACAACACAACTAATGTTGTAAATTTTAATTCAAGTGGATTAGTTGAGCATGATACTAAATCAAATTGGGATAGCACAAACAACGCTTACAAGTTTGACAGCGCAGATGGTGTTTATTTAATTACATATGCTATTGGAATAATGTCTCCCACCGTTACATCTGAGACAATGGTGGACGGTGGTGTGTCAATGATGTTTTCCACTAATGACTTTAGTTCTTTTGTAAATGCCCCACAATTCGGCACAGGCGCAAGAGTTCAGAATAACGTAGGAGACGAAATAGGCAGTATTCCTTTGAGTGGTTCAATTATTTATAAAAACATAAATGCAAACATGAAACTGCAAATGAGAGTTTATGCGAACACTTCTGGTTCTTCAACTTATGAGATTGCTGAAGATGCAAACGAACTCACAGGTGGTACATTTACTAATGGTGCCAATGCAGACTGCACATACTTTAGCGTAGTGAGGATTGCATAATGAGTAAAGCAGCAGAACTAGCCGCACTGATTGGTTCAGGTCAGGCGCAGGGTGATAAGAACCTGATTATTAATGGTGGGATGGCTGTATCACAGAGGGGAACATCAACTTCAAGTGTTACCTCAACAGGCTATCATGCGTGCGACCGTTTTAAGTTTCTCTACACTGATGCTGGAACGTGGACTGTTTCTCAAAGCACAGATGCGCCTGACGGTTTTGCTAATAGTTTCAAAGTTGAATGTACCACAGCAAAAAGCAGTCTTGCTTCAAATAGTAGATTGTTCATTCTTCAAGCATTGGAAGGCCAGAATTTACAACAGCTAAAGAAGGGAACGTCTTCCGCTGAAAGCATAACCCTTTCATTTTATGTGCGTACAAACAAGACAGGTACTTATCAGGTTCATGTTGAGGACAATGACAACATTAGAATTATTGGTTCAACTTACACAGTTTCATCAGCTAACACTTGGCAGAAGGTAACTGTTACATTTGCTGGCGATACCACAGGTGCGCTTGATAACGACAATGGTGATAGCTTTGCTGTATTCTTTGCGTTGGTAGCTGGCACGGACAATTCATCAGGCGCAGTTCCTACCGCTTGGGAAGCCAAAACAAATGCAGACAGAGGCGCAGGGTTAAACGTAAACCTTGCTGATGCCACATCTAATTATTGGCAAATCTCTGGATTGCAAATGGAAATAGGCGAGGTAGCCACGCCGTTTGAACACGAAAGCTATGCGGAAACTTTGCAGAAGTGCCAACGGTACTTTTATAGAACGCATAGAGGTACAAGCGGTTCTGTTTCCCTTATGGTCGGCACAGCCTCAAATTCAACAACGGCAGTGCAATGCATGACCGTACATCCTGTTCAAATGCGGGATAATCCAACAATTACTGAAAATGGAAGTTTGACAGCATATGATGTTGGCAGTAACGCCGCCGCCAATGTCGGCAATAATATTTCATCTGTTACACACGGTTGCAGTTCCTTTACTACAAGTGGTTTAACGGCATACAGACCTGTGTTTATTTTGTCTAATAGTGCCTCCAATTTTCTTACATTTAGTGCGGAGTTGTAGATGAATATTACATTGGCAAAATGGTGCAAAGACACTGTTACAGATGAAAATGTTTCTATTAAAATCATAGCGGAAGGTGTTGTTATGCACGTTCCAATTTCTGTTGGAAACACAGACTACGCAGAAATCATGCGGCAGGTTCAAGCTGGCACACTAACCATTGCGGATGCTGACTGATGTTTGCTGTCTCGTCCATATCTGAGCAGCCGATAGCCACGCAGGGGATTGTTCTTCCTGCCGCGCAGACTATGGACGCAAGCTTTACGCAGACAACTCCTGCTATCTTTATAGCTTCTGGTGAAGCCGAGATGATAGGAACATCAAGTAAGGCTTCTATCGGTGTAGGCATCCTTGCAGGCACTACAGATATTATATCCAGCTTCACTGAAACAGCTACGTCAATTCGCATAGCGTCTGCCTCACAAACTATGGATGCGAACTTCACGCAGACAACTGTGGGCACTGAGATTTTTGAAGGGGTATCTACTCAAGTATTCAGCTTCACTGAAACAGCGTCGGCTAATGGTATTTTTGTTGGCACCTCTACTCAGGATGCGAACTTCACGCAAGACTCTGTAGGAACAAGGGTTCAGATAACAGGATCCACGCAAGACTTTAACTTCACGCAGACAACGACTGAGACCAGAATAAGAAATTCTTTTTTTGAGGTAGAAAGCGACTTTACGCAAACAGTAAACGGTGGCCTGCTTGTATCTGCCGTATCTAGCATGCTGTCTGATTCCACCTTGTCAGCGCTTGGTGGATTTCGTTTCTTAGGCACCGCCAGTATGTCGTTTAACTTTACACAAACATCTGCTGGTGGATTGTTATGGGAGCCTATTAATGCAGGAGCTAACACAGAGTCTTGGACACAGATAGTTCACACAGGTGATACATGGACACAAATAGATGCTGGTGGTACAATAGACCAGTGGACAGAGAAGGTAGTTTAAATGGCTAGTACATATACATCAAATACGGGTATTGAAAAGATTGGAACCGGCGAACAAGCCGGTACTTGGGGGACAACCTCCAATCGTAACTTTGATATTATCGACACAGCTTTAAATGGTGTAGTGACAATTACATTGTCGGGTACAACACACACACTAACCACAACCGATGGAACAGTAACTGACGGCATGAATAAGGTTCTTGTACTGGCAGGTTCTCCATCTGGTACAAACACAATTACTATTAGTCCTAACGACCAAGAGAAGCTTTATTTTGTTTCTAATGGATCTGGTCAAAGCGCTGTCTTTACTCAAGGCTCCGGCGCTAGCGTGACAGTATTAAACGGAACACAAGCTATTATATATGCTAACGGCGCAGGATCCGGTGCAGCGGTTGCAGAGATTAAACCTATTGCTTCTGCTGGCAGTATCGGCACAAGCTCTATTGCTGATGATGCTGTTACTGCGGACAAGATTGCTGATGATGCAATCGTTACCGCCGCTATTGCTGATGATGCTGTTGTAACTGCATCCATAGCAGACGATGCCATTACTGCAGATTTGATTGCTGACGATGCAGTTGGTGCTGCCGCTATTGCCGATAATTCAGTGGGTGCTGCGGCAATAAATATTTCTGGCGACGGCACCGCTGGTCAGTTAGTTACTAGCGATGGAGACGGCAGCTTTAGTTATACAAATACCAGTTCAATATCATCTCCTCCGACAATACAAAAATTTACCAGTTCTGGAACCTGGAACAGACCGACTGGTTGTAAAACTGTTAAAGTAACTGTAGTTGGCGGCGGCGGCGGTGCTGGCGGAGCTAATTCATCAGGTGGTAACTACACTACACAGGGCGGCGGCGGCGGCGGCGCAGCGATTGAGTATATTGATGTGACAGGCACTTCTTCTGTTACTGTTACAAGAGGTGCTGGTGGAAGCGGCGGCGTGGGCAGCAATGGCAATTTTCCTGGTACTGCTGGCTCTTCTGGTGGGACTTCATCATTTGGTTCTTTCTGTAGCGCGACAGGCGGTAGTGGCGGTGCTGGCACTGGTGGCGGCAGTGCGACTGTGATAGAGCCAAGTGCTAACGGCGGAAATGGGTCAGGTGGCAAGATTAACATAAGAGGAACTATAGGTGGCCTTGGAACTAGCGGGTTTTCTATATTTGGCGGTAATAGGTCCCGTCCTGCAAGCAGAGGCAACGGCACAAATGGAGTAGCAAACACTGGCGCTGGTGGCGGTCCAGCATATGCTGAAGGATTCGACACATCGAGAACAGGTGGCGCTGGTGGTTCCGGCATTGTTATAGTCGAGGAGTATTACTAAAAATGCCGCTAACTAAGTTACAGTTTAGACCGGGCATAAATCGTGACTTAACCTCATACACTAATGAAGGTGGGTGGCGCGATTGTGACAAGGTAAGATTCCGTTTAGGGTATCCTGAAAAGATTGGAGGCTGGGAGAAATATTCTAGCTCTACATATCTTGGCTCTGCTCGTTCTCTTCATAACTGGGTGGCGCTGGATGGCGCTAACTATTTGGGAGTCGGCACTAACCTTAAATACTATATTGAAGAGGGGCAGTCTTTTAACGACATTACTCCTATCCGGTCTACAACTTCTTTAGGTGAGGTAACTTTTGCGGCAACAAATGGTTCCTCAATAGTAACTGTTACTGATGCAAACAATGGTTCTAATCAAGGGGACTTTGTAACATTCAGGGATGCTCAAGGACTGGGTGGAAATATCACCGCTCCGCTCCTTAATAAAGA